ACCAGCTCCGGCAGTGCGACAATACAACTTCCACCACTGCCGGAGCGCTATCAATGACCAAGCTTTCTACTATCATGAATACCCCGCTGATCCTGCGTCCTCTCACACCCACTGAGATGGACAAGTGGCCTGTCAATCCTCCGACGTTCGGCCTGTGCAAGTTCGACCCCCGCAAAGACTCTACACTTGACCTGAGCCCTGTGGCCTTTATCCACGACGATGTTCTGTTCGATCCCGACGGCAACTACTTCGAAGCATAAGAGAGTTGCGTCCCACTCCTCGTCGTCATATAATGACATCACCACAACAAGGAACACGTTATGTCTGACGACCCTCAGATCATGGCCGCGTTTGTCGAAGCTTCGCCTGAGATGGAAAAGCTGGAGCACGCGATGGCTACCGCCCTGTCCGAGCATATGGAGCTTGGCCCGCTCGTTCACCTTGCGATGCTCGGCCGTATGATCGGCGTGGTGATCGCTTCGTCCACCCTCGAGCTGACTGACGGCATGATGACCGCCAGCGCGAATATCCTTCACGGCTACAACCTCAAGATGACCGAGGACAAGCCGCTCGACAAGAAGGACCTCAACTGATGGCAGCGATACGCACTATCCCCACAGATCATGACCTGCTCAATATCTCGCTGAGCAAGGCCACCGAGTACGAGGTCAACCTGAAGGAGTGTAAGACCATCAGGGGCCGTATCTACTCGATCAACAAGAACAACGCTGCCGGCAGACGCTACCGCACTCTGTATGAAGGCGGCATTCTTATGGTATGGAGGATCGCGTGAAGAAGCCGATGCTCGCTACTCCACAGGAAATCTACAGCAAGATCGAGCCCAAGAGCCATCGCTACCGATGCGCTGACTGTGGCTGGGGCGCTGACGCTCCCATGCTCAAGGACCCAGTGTGGCTTAGCATCGCTCGCAAGGATGAGGTGCTCTGTATCGGCTGCACCGAGCGGCGACTGAACCGGCGCCTATTGCCCGTCGATTTTCGGCGCTGCCTCATGAACGGGGCAGCTTTGTACTTTTTGGAAAGGTATCTGGTGTGAGAAAGCCAGCCGCTAAGACTTTCCGCGTTGGCATTGAGCCGGCCGAGGTTATCCGTCAGCTCCGCCGACTTGCGGATGACGTAGAGAAGGGCAACGCCCATATCACTCAGGTCACTGGCAACAATCGGCGGACGACCGAAGACTTCGAGCTATACACCTTGGTCGTCAAGTATGCGAGGAAGCGGTGAAGACGCCGCCGGCTAGGCGTAAGACACTTCCTGCTCGAGCATATCATCAGCGGTGCTATGGCCGCCGGCATCCCAGCTCGAGCGACTCGCCGAGCGTTTGCTCGCGATAAGGCAGACGGCGTGATCCGAGGCGTGACTGTGGCAGACGTGGTTCAGGCGGTGAACGATGTCTTCTTCGAGAACAAGGATCTCGACCACGCCTTCGCCTTCGAGGAATTCCGTCAGGCATACATCAAGGAAGCACAGGAGCAAGATAAGTGAAAGCTGAATACTGGGCCGCTATCGGTACCATTGTCTACATGATGGGCACACAGCTCGTCTTCGATCTGCCGCGCGATGTCTCCATGTGGCAGGGTATTTCTGTCGTCGCCGGCTACCTCATCGGCATGGCGGCTCGTGCCGCGGAAAGGAAGAAGTGATGTTCGCCAAGATTATTCTCGATAGTGTCAGTCCGGAGGGTATCAGGCTGACAACCTTTCACCTTCGCTACTGGCGAGCGATCCACGCTGAGCTGATGACCCACAGGGACTTCAGTCGTAACGCTCGCAGCAGTCGCGCAGTACCGAGCAAGGTCCTGCTGACTGAACCGATCTTCGTGCCCGAGTTCGGCATGAACAAGCCGGGGATGCAGAGCGAAATCAAGGCATCGCCCGAGCTGCAGACCAAGTGGGCCCGCGAGTGGGACGACCTCGCACAGGTTTGCCGCGATACGGTCGAGCGGTGGCAGGCTGAGGGGATGCACAAGCAATGGGCCAATCGCCCGCTCGAGTGGTTCGGGTGGATTGACGTTCTCGTGACGGCGACCCGCTGGAAGAACTTCTTCGCTCTTCGCATCAGTCCGTATGCTCAGCCCGAGTTCGACGAGCTTGCTCGTGAAATGCAGAACGCCATGGACATCAGCACCCCGAAACTGCTTCACCCCGGCCAATGGCACCTGCCCTACATCACCGACTGGGAGGCTGATGGTCGATGGGGGCTTAATACCCTCCAGATGATGTCCACTGCGCGATGCGCGCGACTCAGCTACAAGCCGTTCGATGGTGAAGCGGACGTCAATGCTGAGATTGCTCGGTATAAGAGGCTGGTCGTCAGCCGTCCCGTCCACGCATCACCCGCCGAACACCAGGCCACGCCCGACGTTTTCCGGAAGGAGCCTTACACGGGCGGCGAATGGGATCATCCCGAGCTTCATGGGAACTTCGATGGCTGGATCCAGCATCGCAAAATGCTTCCGGCGGAAGTAGTGCGTTGACAGGTGGCAGTGAATGATCGATAATGCCTCTGTCTGATTAACGAGGGACATCGCAATGAAGACCACTTTGAAGCTTGAGCGTGAAACGAAGGGCACCTTCGTCTTCAAGAACGACGAGGACAACGCGCCGATCCCGTCGCTCTACATCAAGAAGTCGGCGTTCAAGGACGGGGCTCCGAAGGCCATCACCGTCGAAATCAAGGAAGCGAAGTAAATGGCCAAGAAACCGACCAAGGTCGCGAAGCCCACCCCGGGCTCGCAGGCATACCGTGTGGTCCTTGCCGCGATCAGCGACAAGTACGACGACTATGCCGCCGGTGAAGCTGAAGACGACGACTTCACCACGCCGGGCAAGCAGAAGAAGGTTGCGAAGCAGTTGGCCAAGCACCACAACCGCATCCTGAAGAAGTCGAAGCTCACCGACATCGATGAGCTGGATGAGGATCCCGAGTGATGTCCTGGTGGGGATGGTTTATCGGCTACCTTGTCGTAGCCATCCCCGCCGGTTCATTCGTCGGCAAGTTCATCAAGAAGGGCAGAGGGCCATGGGAGTGATGAAGCTTGATCTGGTTGGCCAGGAAGTCGAGGTCGAGTACCGTTCGGGTCTCGGCCTCTATTTTGTGGTCTACCCTGGCTTGACCGCCGAGCTTGTCATGGCCTTCGAGCAGCGTATGGCTGCTGGCGAGATTGCTCGCAACACTCGACTCGGGATGCCCTTCTTTACAATGATCCCAACTGTGGCCTACATGACGCCCTACCCTCGTCCATGGCTGTCCTATCCCGAGGATGATGGCTATTTGTTGAACCTGAGGATTGTGGGATTGACTTCTTAACGCAATGACGTTATTGTATCTCCGTTGCAATGTCGCAACAGGAGAACAGTCATATGACTACCACTGTGAAGGTCAAGGCCCGCGCGCACGGTGCCCTTGTTTCCCTTCGCCGCACCGATGGGTCGGCGCCTGAGGAAACCACGCTCGGCTCGTTCGAGGAACGCGAGTTCCTGGTGACGAAGCTCGAGACGCTCGAGGTCAAGGAACTCGACGCTCCCGAAAGCAAGCCGGTCGATGAGCTCTTCGAGGAAGAAGAAGCCCGTTTGGCCAAGGAAGCCGCCGCCGAGGACAAGCCGGCCAAGGCGAAGAAGGCCGAAGGCTGATCCGCAGCAAGGGACGGCGTGCTGGATCATAAGGGGGCTTTCCTTTCAACGCTGGAAAGCTTAAATGACGCGGCTTAGTAGTGCGCCCCTTCTTCGGAGAATTGAAATGGATAAGAAGTACCGCGTTCCCAAGACCGCGATCACCGAAAAGGGGCTTCGTAAGCTTCTGCGTGACGCGGCGAAGGATGAGAAGTCATCCATCAGTGACTGGGCAATCGAAAACGGCATCACTGCTCAGCAGGTGTCAGCGTTCCTGTGCAAACGTCAAGGCGCAGGCCTGAAGATCCCCGAAGCGCTCGGGTATCGCCCTCAGGTCGTCTACTTGCCGCTCGATGAAGAGCTCATCACCGTCATGCTCCCGCCGCGCCGCGTGGCAAAGCGACCGACCAGCAAGGTCGATCATACCAAAGAGCCTATCGAGAAGCGCGGGTTCAAGCCGAAGGATCCCAAGCGCGAAGCTCGTGACCGGCTGAAGGCTCGCAAGAAGTGATTAAGCGGCCCATGAAAGGCGAGGCGATTGACGAGGAGCACTTCGAGCGCCTCATCTACCCGCTTCACGCCTCACCCAAGATCGACGGGTTCCGTTGTGTCCTCGGCAAGCATCCTCTGACGAGCCGTTTGGCCCGTTTTCCCAATAGGCACTTCCATGAAACGCTATCCAACATTCTTCCTGCTGGGTGTTTCCTCGACGCGGAAGCAGTTGTTGGTAGTCGGCGGGGAGAGGGCGTTCTGCAACGCACTTCTTCAGGGCTCACGTCTGAGGATGGTGAACCCGATTTTCGGCTATGGGTCTTCGACCGGCCAGGACTAGTCGAGGGATGGTTTGATCGCTACCTCGCGGCTCACGACTTGATCGGCTCTGTGGCCCATGAGCGTATCAAGCTGCTCAAGCACAAGCTCATTCGGGATCGGCTCGAGCTCAGTGACTACCTGACCGAGAAGCTCGAGCTCGGTTACGAGGGTATTATGGTCCGCGACAGCAATGGACCTTACAAGGAAGGCAAATCCACGGTCAAGCAGGCCTGGTTGCTTAAGTGCAAGCCATTCAAGGATGGTGAGGGGCGTATCACCGGCTGGTACGAAGAGATGGAGAACACCAATGAAGCAAAGCGCGAAGCAACCGGCAAGCTCAAGCGATCTTCCGCTAAGTCGGGAAAGAAGGCGAAGGGTACTCTTGGGGGTTTTGTCCTCGACGACATCACTGGGGGCGGTGAGGTTAGGGTTGGAGGCGGCTTCACGAAGCTCCAACGAAAGCAGCTCTGGGAGTTGATCCAACGTGACCCAAAAGCCCTGCTCGGGAAGCTCGTTCGCTTCAAGTCTCAAGCGGTGGGTGCAAAGGATAAGCCTCGGCATCCCAACTTCAAGGAGTTCGTCGACTTCCGACCCGAGTGGGATTTGTGAGTCGCGGCAAGTTGCGTCTGGAAATGCTGCGTCATATGATGACAACGCGAAACAACGCAACGGAGACGCAATCATGATTACCCTTTCGCCTGATGACGCATCGCAGGTGCGCGCAATCCTGATGACTCACGCAGAAATGCAGGACGCGCGCATCAATGACTCCTTGTCGCTCATTGGTCGTCTGAACGCTGACCTCGGCAGCGATGATCCCGAGGCAAAAGAAATGATCGATGACCTGCAGCAGCAGGTCGAGTTGTTTGAAACTGACGCCGACAACCTGAAGCGTCTAGCCAATATGTTCTGAGGAGAATACAGAATGCAACCCGTTGAAGCGTTGACTCGCCTGATTGCCCTCGGTGATGCCGAGCTGAAGCAGAACTCAACTTACGGCACCGATAACCCGGAGCTGTCTCCGAATGAAGAACAGCTTTCTACCGCGCTGGCTATTGGCCAGGCGATGTTGAATACCGCGATCCCCGTTGCGCGGTTCCGCGCTCACGTCACCATCGACAAGATCGGTCCTTCATCGAAAATGGGTCTCGGCGACTTCACTGTCTGTGGTGTTTCGATCCCGTGCATCAAGAATGGGCTCATCGGCCTGTCGCACGAAGCGAATGAGGTCCACGTCACCTTGTGGGAGCAGAAGGCTACCGGCGCCGATATGCTGAGCGGCTATCAGGGCCACAGCAAGTCGAAGAACTATCGTCTGTGGCTGGCGGCGATTGACGACTTCGAAGGGGTGCCCGCCTAATGGCTCGGAAGAAGCGTGAGGAACACGGCGACGACTTCAAGCGCAAGCGCAGTCGGATCCGTCGCGAAGAGCGCAAGCGTCAGCGCAAGGAGGAAGCTCGTGAGGGCATGCCGATGGACACGAGCTGGTTGCTTCGTGACATGGCGCTGAGTGCAGCGATGCGAGTTGTTGCTCGGCACAAGGAACGTCCCTATTGGCTTTCGATCCCTCACGAAAAGGGTGACGGCAATCCTCCTGTCACTGATTTCTTTCCCTGCACCACGTTTCGCACTCGTGACCGGGCGTACTACGGCTTCTTGTTTCGCGAGCATCGGGATCAGGCGATCCATCGACTCGATGATGCGGAAAAGGAACTGACCGATACCGTCCGCCGTATCGCTCCCCACCTGGTTTGACCTATGTACCATCCCATCCACTCTCGACTTCGCAATATAGCTGGCGTAACCGAATTCCGGGGTGGATGGGTTAAGGGCTATATCTTGAAAAGCCCGAAGCCTGTCTTCGAATTGTCCTTCGAGCGGCCCTCGCCGGCCCTGACCCACCACTTCCTCCCCGATACACAGATCACCTATCTCGGCCTGTGGTGTGGCAGGCGTACTTTATTTGAGTTTCAGTTGGGTGGCCTCGTGGTTGTGCCCGACGCCTCAACGTTCGAGCAATACGTCTCGCCTTTGATTGTGGCACTTCGTTCATACAGGCATCTACAGGTCGATTTGTGACGTTGAACGCAGCGCGCGCAATTGTGCGTTGCGATCACGTCCTAAGGCGCGTGAATTGTCGCGCTGGATGCGCCCAAGGCGCGTTTTTCGTCGTTCGATGCGTCATGATACGCAAAACAACACGAAACGACCTAAGAACGTCGATTTTTCGACCCCACCATCCATATATAATCCGTTAACTTTCGCGCGCTATAACGAAGGCCAATATCAGTACGAGGGAACTACCCACTATGCGCGACTTCATTCAGGAATACGGGGCAATCCTGAGCGGTCTGATAGTGGGGTCACTGGCTCACTTCGGTCGACTAGTCGCGGAGGGAAGAATGCCCACTCTTTTTCAAGCCATCGGTTATCTCATGCAACTGGGCTTGGTGGGCCTATCAGCGGCGGTACTCACAAAGAAGCTCGGCATAGTGGACACGGATCTTCGTGCTCTCACGACTGCCATCCTCGCTGTCTCGACCAATGAAGTGGTCCAGTTCATGAAGCGCCGCAGCTGGCGTCCGCTGCTCGATACGCTCATGGTAATACTCCATAACCCCACCGACCCGCGTAAGTGACTTCTCTTCGCAGGTCCCCCGATAGAACGATGCTCGGAACATGGGTGGAAGAGCTCGTGCATCGATCACCGCCGCACTAACCCTTCATCAGGCGTGACACCTGATTGCACCGACGATCCCGCCCATGTTCCACCCATTGACACTGGCTGGTTCTCCTCATATGATGTCGCTCGCTCAATGAGCTCGAGCACAGGAGAAGACCATGTCTGACAACGAACAGAACCAGGAAGAAGCCGAACAGGCTGCAGCTGCTGCTGAACAGCAGGAAGCTGAACAGGCCGAAGCCGAGCAGGCCGAAGGTCCTGAGGATCCCAACACCAACGACCAGGCTGAAGACGGCGAAGACGACACCGCCGACGAAGCGCCTGTGGAAGACGAAGCCGAGGAAGCTGAAGGGCTGCCGGCCGCCGTTGCCCACGGTTCGCATGATGCCGCGATGAGCGGGATGCAGACCGACGCTTCCGGCACTTACACGCCGCCCGGTCAGCTCTGACCAGTTCGTCGCGGGGAGGGTCGTCGGAGGAAACTCCGGCGGCCTTTCGTTTCTCTATACTGAGAGGTGCTAGACTATCACCGTCGGATTGTTCTTCAGGTCCTTGCTGTGGTCTCGCGTTGAGTTGCTCCGCCCACCACGTCCTGATCGCTGAAGTTCCCGATACTCCCAACATCAATAAAGGAAGGATGAGTTATGGCTACTCGTGCCAAGTTCCGCTGTGTGGCGGTCGAAGACTACGGCTTCAGCAAAAAGGTAAAGCTTTCGGCGGTCTATGCTCCCGATGCGAATGGTGAAGACAAGAACTTCACCAAGGCAACCCCGAACGGGGAGCTTTGGATGACCATCGACAATCCGGCAGCCTCCTGTCAGTTTGTTCCCAACAAGAACTACTACCTGGACATCAGTGAGGCTCCGGAGTAAAGAACCATGACGGCGGGCGTCTGTTAGTCCAGACGGGCGTCCGTTTGTCATTCGGCCACCTCATACAGAGATAGGCACGATAAGCCTGTGTGGTAGGTAGATAAGTGAAGTCGAGGCCTAGCCCCCTGTGCCTCGCACCGTTCCAGAGTTGATCCTCGCGCAGCGGTCGGTACCGACGCAACCAAGGATATTGCTCGACAAGCTCAAGCAACATTGTGTGGCAGGAGTGTGTCGTTCCTCTGCGGTACGTGATTTCCTCGCCGTATGCGATGCCTAGCGCATACAACCAAGGCAACGCGCTCGGCAACGTCTCAGCCCATATTGTCGCAGGATGATTGACGTGACTGCTGCGGTAGCGCGTGACCTGCGAGCCTTCGGTCTTATTGATGACCGTGCAAATAATCTGAGCGGTCTCAAGGATCATCTTATTGAGGCGCTTGTCATCGAGCGCTTTCGCGCAGATGCGGGGATGGCGGGAGACAGCAAAAATGTTCATGCTTCGATCATATCACTTAACGTAACCCATCTTAATACGCTTTTTCCAGCAGTCTGGACCATAGCCGCGTTCAATGGAGTCGGGGTTGGTAAGCGGCCCACCGCACATTCCGCACTCGCCTTCATGATACACCTCGAGGCTGTCATGTATGCGGAACTTGTAGCAGAGCTCATGCGACCACAGCCAGTCGAAAGCCTTGTAGGCCTCAAGCTGCTGAGCATTGTGTGGGCTTGCCTTCGTGAAGCCGAAGCGGCGATTGGACCATATGGTGCCGAGGTAGAGCCAGGGATCCTCGCCGGAGGTCAGGGTTCTTACGAACCACCGACCATCCCGGCTTTCTTGGATCTGGTACGTAAAGTGCTTGCCGGTCTTCTTTGACTTGATGGTGATCTTGGCCTTTCCCGCTTGGATAAACTGACGGAGCTGCAGGTAGTCATCGAAGACACGGTAAGTCATTTCTTCTTCGCCTTTTCCTTGAGGCCCTTGCGAACCTTGTCACGGATCTCTTCAGCAGTCTTCTTGTCGAACCACCAACCGCCGGCAGGTTTCTCGAGTTTCATCGCGCGGAGGACTGCTCGAACCTCGCGACCCTCAACCTTGAGCTCGGCGGCGATGTCATTGGCAGACACCATGCCCGAGCGGTCAACCTTTTCCTTCGGCGCTTTCGGTTCGCGAGGCTCACGCTTCTCAGCGCGCGATGCACGAGCGGCCTTCGCTGCCTTCGGCAGGTCGTCATCCTCGTCCTCTGTGGGAGCACGGCGTTCATCGACCTTTCGGAACTTGAAGTAGGAGACATCGGAAGTCATGCGCTGCTCGTCATAATCGAGCGCCATCACCTCATCGAGCATCGCCTGATTGCGGAACGTGATCTGAACGCCTCGAGACGTGATAACACTGGGATATTCGAGGACCGTTGTGACACCGAACTCCCACTCGTCATTGCCGATCAAGGCATTGATATGGCCGCGAGCGGACTGCGCATCCATGAACTTCAGGATCAGCCATCGCATTGTTTCGTAGGTCTCGCCTGGGTTATATGAGGCATAGACAACGTAGGGGTACTCCAATGGCCCGCGGCGATCCTTCGATTTCTCTTCATCGTTCCTATGGGATTTTCTTGCCATGATCGATATGCTCCTATGAGTGGGATCGGTTACATCATACGTTCAATGCAACCCGGAAGCAACTGACCATGTCCCAATTCGTCCGCACTTTCAAACGACGAAAGATCTTCTTGGACCAGCTGGCCGTGGGATCCTCCATCTCGTTTGCAGCTCACGCTGCGGGAGGAACCACCCAGAACTTTCGGCGGTGGCGAGAGACCGACCCCGACTTCGCTGCGGATTGGGATGATGCAATTGAGCAGGGTACCGACTTCATCGAGGACGCGGCAACCGAACGAGCCCTGAAAAAGTCAGACCCCCTGATGGCGATGATCCTCAAGGCTCGCCGTCCTGAGAAGTATGACCGTGGTGGTAAACTCGAACTGAGCGGACAGATCAATGTTGAAGGCGCGAAAGCAAAGCTACTCAATCGTATTGCGCGGCTCCAGGCTGCGGGTCAGGTTCTCGGAGGACCAGGTGAGGAGGGGCAGGCGTTACCTCCGTCGGCGGATGGAGCCGAACCCGAGGACGAACCCCAAGCACTCCTCCCGGCCCCTGGAGATATTCCTGAGCGGGGAAGGAAGCGCCGAGCAGTTGCAGGAGGCAATCGACGGGAAGCTTCTGCGTAACCATCACCTGAAGACCCTCGACCTATCAAAGCTCGAGGATCTAACGGATGAAGAAGCGGACGACCTCCTGCACACTTGGGAACTGTGGGCTCGGCCTAATCAGCTTGAGCCCGAGCGTGTTCTTCCCAACGGCGAGTTCTGGACCATCTGGCTCATTCTCGCCGGTCGCGGTTTCGGTAAGACCCGTTGCGGCGCCGAGACAGTTATCAAGTGGGCGAAGGAGGGTCACTGCAAGCGTATCGCGCTGATTGCAGAGGATAGCGCCGACGCCCGAGACGTTATGGTTGAAGGTGAGTCGGGCATCATGGCCTGCTCACCCCGAGACTTCCGCCCCAAGTACGAACCTTCAAAGCGGCGACTGACCTGGCCGAACGGTGCACAAGCAACGCTATTCTCGGCCGAGGACTATGACTCGCTGCGTGGTCCTCAGTTCGATGGAGCCTGGTGTGACGAGCTTTGTAAGTGGCGCTATGCTCAGGAAGCCTGGGACAATCTTATGTTTGGCCTTCGCTTGGGCGATCATCCTCGAGTCATTGTCACGACGACTCCGCGTCCGATCCGACTCCTCAAGGACATTATCCTCCGTAGTGATACCGCGATTACAAAGGGCAACACGCGAGAGAACCTGGTCAATCTTGCGCCCCCGTTCGTCAAGGCCGTTATCGAGAAGTATGAGGGCACTCGTATTGGTCGACAGGAGCTGAACGCAGAAATCCTGGATGATGTACCGGGTGCTCTTTGGTCTCGCCCGATGATCGATGAGGCCCGCATCCGCCCTGTGGATAGCCAGACGCCGATTGCTCTTCCTCACTTCGAGCGCATTGTTGTCTCGGTCGACCCCGCGAAGGAAGTCGGCGAGGCTGCTGCGGAAACCGGCATCATGGTTGTGGGCAAGGACTCCAACGGTCACGGCTACCTGCTTGAGGACCTTTCACTCAACGGGTCGCCGGAGGAGTGGGGACGGGCTGCCGTTATCGGCTTGGATGAATGGGCGGCAGACATGATCGTCTATGAAGCCAACCAAGGTGGTGAAATGGTTGCTGCCGTTCTCCGTGCTGCAGCTCGATCACTTAAGGAAGAGGGGCTTCGTACCGCGGACTTCGTTCCGCTCAAGGCCGTTCATGCTACGCGCGGCAAGTACGTTCGAGCCGAGCCAGTATCTCAGCTTTATGAGCAGAAGAAGGTCCACCATGTCGGCTACTTCCCCGAGCTCGAAGATCAGCTGTGCGAGTATACTCCCGATGGATCAATGGGGTATTCTCCCGACCGGATGGACGCATTGGTGTGGGGTATTACCGAGCTGATGGTGGGATCCATCGCCTATGAAGGGCTTATGGATTACTACCGTCAAGAAGCCAAGGCAATCGGTGATCGGTTGACCGGCAACGTGAAGGCCTTGCCCAGTGCTATCGTTTCTCTTCAAGGGCCAATGGGTATAAATACGGCATTCGGTAAGAACGGTGACAAGTACATGATCGATACCGACGGGCTTTTCCACGTTAAGGAGGATGACGTGAAAGGACTTGAAAGTGCCGGTTTTCGTAGGTTTTTCACCGAAGCCACCAGTGGGGACTCGACGGTAAATGGTTAGTCAGCGCGCCGCAGCCGGTGGGGGTCGTCAGATCGCATTGAACCCCCAGAACTTTAACGTCGGCGTCACCTATGGCACCGATGGTTCCGGCGCTGGCTGGTTCGGTCCTGGCCGGCCGATGACGCCACAGGCGCCGGAGGAAGTCGCCGGTCGCTCGTTTGATTTTCCTCAAGGCGTCAATCTCCTTACCACCACTCGCGCCTATGAGCCGGTCACTTACCAGACCCTTCGCTCATTCGCCGACAGCTACGACTTGCTGCGCCTTATCATTGAGACCCGCAAGGATGCCATGGAGCGTCTTCGCTGGGTCATTCAGCTTCGTGATGGCCGTGAGCGACTCACGCCTCAGAAGAAGAACAAGATTAAGGACATGACCAAGTTCTTCATGAAGCCCGATGGCGAGCATGACTGGAGCACCTGGCTCCGTATGCTCCTTGAAGACCTCTTTGTGGTCGATGCTCCGACGATCCATCGCCGGCGTACTCGTGGTGGCAAGCTGATCGCTCTTGACCCGATTGATGGCACGACCATTCGCCGTGTCCTCGATGACTGGGGCCGCACCCCCGAAGGCGACAATGAAATCGCCTATCAGCAGATCCTCAAGGGGATGCCTGCTGTGGACTACACGAAGAAGGAAATCCTCTACCGCCCGCGGAATGTCCGGATCCACAAGATCTACGGCTACTCGCCGGTTGAGCAGATCCTGATGACCATTAACATTGGTCTTCGCCGTCAGATCTTCCAGCTCAACTTTTTCACCGAGGGCAATATGCCGCCGGCGCTGATCGGTGTGCCGGAGACCTGGACTCCCGACCAGATCCGAACCTTCCAGGAGTGGTTCGACAATATCCTGGCTGGTAACCTTGCTGAGCGCCGTCGCGCTCGCTTTGTGCCGAATGCGGTCGGCAAGACGTATATTCCCACGCAGGAAACCGAGCTGTTCGGTAAGGCAGAAGAATGGCTAGCTCGAGTCTGCTGCTTCGCCTTCAGCATCAGTCCTCAGCCGTTTATGGCGATGATGAACCGCGCTACCGCGGACTCGTCTCAGCGTGAGGCTATCGCAACAGGCCTGGCGCCGATCCAGTCCTGGGTGAAGTCGCTCATCGATACGATCCTTGCCGAGGACTTCGATGCCGCTGATTATGAGTTTGTGTGGCGCGGAGACGACGAGCTCGATCCGCTGAAGCGTCAGCAGATCACCGAGAGCGATGTCAAGGCGGGCCTGCTCACCCTGAATGAAGGCCGCGTTGCTAACGGCCGTGAGCCTTATGAAGATCCCCGCTTCGATGCGCCAATGTTCCAAACGTCCAACGGGCTTGCACCGTTGACCTTGACTGCCGAGGCTCAGGGAGACCATGATCCCAACACGGACTTCAGCGGTAACTCCGCGGTGGTTCGTCAGCAACAGCAGCAAGTAGACCCGAATGGGGATCCCGCCAAGAAGCAGCCTGTGGCGGGACGACCGAAAGATCCGAGTAAGGTCCTTCGGGAAGACTCGGTGACCAAGACCCTCGAGTCGCTGATTGCCAGCGGTGATGAGGATGCTTTGGCTGAATACCTCCGCAAGATGAGCAAGGAGCAACTGAACCATGAGTAAGGCGAAGGCGCCGCGGGTGTTCGTCCCGCTGACGAAGGTGGACGAGGAACAGCGCCTCGTCTTCGGTCGTATCACCGCAGAAGAAGTCGACCAGTCGGGTGAGGTCATGGACTATGAAACGTCCAAGCCGAACTTCGAGAAGTGGTCGTCGCAAATCGAAGAAGCCTCGGGCGGTCTTTCGAAGGGTAATCTTCGGGTCATGCACGGCCTGCAGGTTGCCGGCAAGCTGACCGACATCGCTTTCGATGACGAGTCGCAGTCCATCGAGGTTTGCGCCAAGGTGGTCGATGATGCTGAATGGGACAAGGTCCTTGAAGGCTGCTACACCGGCTTCAGTGTGGGCGGTCGTTACGGCAAAAAGTGGAAGGACAAGGTGGGCGATACCGTCGTTCAGAAGTTCACCGCCGTGCCGAACGAAGTCAGCCTGGTCGACAACCCTTGCGTCAAGTCGGCTACCTTCTCGCTGGTCAAGGCCGATGGCGCCGAAGAACTCATCAAGTTCCAGGCTGCCGCCGACCTGGCGAAGGCTGATGAAGCCGAAGAGTCGAAGACCGAAGAAGAGCCGGTGATCCCGGGCCTCGAGCCTTCGAACGAGGACGTGGTCGCCAAGGCCGAGCAGATGGCCAAGGACGCCGCTGACGGCACCACCTGGATGCAGCACGTCGAAGCTGCTCGGAATGAACTTGTCAAGGCGATGGCCGAGAAGGGCAAGGAAGGCGATGACGACGGAAAGGACGCCAAGAAGCCGAGCAAGAAGGAAGAAGGAAGCGACGACGAAGACGAGGAAGCCGCTGAAGGCGACTCCGATGACGACGAGGAAGAAGCCGCGGAAAAGACCGTGAAGGTCACTCCCGCCGGCGTCAAGCAGGTGTGGACGGCAAGCGACGGCTCGACCTTCGAAAAGAAGTCGGATGCCGAGGCCCACGAAGCGACCTTGATGAAGGCTGCTGTGGAACCGACTGAAGCCGAGCTGCTGCGTCAACGTCTCGCCAAGGCGACCGAACCCAAGGCCGAAACGGTTGAGGCCTCGATCTTCTCGGTCGATCGCCTGGACGACCTCCACAAGGCGGTGCTCGAGCTTGAGCAGCCGCGTGAAGAGGATGGCTCGCCGAAGCTGGAGAAGGGAATGTATACCGTTTCCCGCTTCGCCAACATGATCGGTGACGTTGCCGGTCTCGCCCGCACGATCAAGGCGGAAGGGACGCTCGAGGGTGACAGCGAAGACCAGGCTGTGTGGAAGACGCTGCAGGGACAACTCTCGGCGTTCGGTGACAGCTTCATGGACTACGCCAAGAACCAGGTCGCCGAGCTCGTTGCGGGTCTCGACACTGACCTGTCGCCGCGGTGCGCCTACGACTACTACTATCGCTCGGCCAGCGAAGGCAATGACCTTGCCAAGCACGTGGTCGAAATGATCGAAGAAGTCGAGCCGCTGGTTGAAGACGCGGTCGAGAACATCGAGAAGCTGGCCAAGTCTGTGGGCTTCAGTGCTTCGGTCGAAGTCAGCGATGAGCTGTCGCCGCCGATGCAGAAGCGCTTCGATGCTCTCGAGGCGGACAACGCTGAACTCCGCAAGGTCGCCAGCGAAGCCGTCGAGAAGGTCGAGGAGCTGGCCAAGCGTCTGCAGGCCGTCGAAGACACTCCGCTGCCGCGGGCCCCGCAGAATATCGCCTTCCGTGAAGGTGACGTTCAGTTCATGGGCAAGCGGTTCCAGAACGAAGAGGAGCTCCGTGTGGAACTCCACAACCTTATCAAGACTCAGGGGCCCGACGCTCTTGCAGTCGAGATGATTAAGGCGGCTCAGTCTCGGGGTACTCCCCTGGCGCTGAACCGCTAGTTGCAACGAGGCGACCGGGGACGGAAGCCTAAACTGCCCTCATCGGGGACGATGAGGTTTTTCGCCAACCTGAAGAAAGAGGTTAATACCATGTCTATCGTCCAAGAACAGGGCCTCGTTGCGGGTGCTTCGCTCGATGCCCTCATGAAGGCCCTTGCCACCGCGCCGCAGATCGCCAACCCCTCGATGCCGGAAGCGCTCGCCAAGAGCACCTTCGCACAGTCGGGTTCCGCTACCTCGGGTCTGACCTACTACGACCTGGAAGCGGGGGCCAAGTTCCTCTATCCGGTCCTCACCCCGCTGCGCAATGAGATCCCGCGCGTTTCGGGCAAGGGCGGCATCCAGGCCAACTGGCGCGCTGTCACTGGCATCAATACCAGCGGCATCCAGATCGGCGTTTCCGGGGGCAACCGCGGCGCCGTGATGGCGATCTCCACTGCCGACTATACCGCCGCCTACAAGGGCATCGGTATCGAAGACAACGTGGACTTCGAAGCGCAGTACGCCGGCCAGAACTTCGAGGACATTCGTGCCCTCGCTGCCAAGGTCGGTCTCGAAGCGCTGATGCTCGGTGAAGAAGCCCTGCTGCTGGGCGGCAACGGCACCCTCGCCCTGGGCACCACCCCGACTCCGTCGCTGTCTGCGTCGACCACGGGTGGCACGATGACCGCGACCACGAAGTACGTGGCTGTGGTTGCTCTGACCCTCGCCGGCTTCGTCAATGCCTCGATCACGGGTGGCATTCCCACCTCGATCACCCGCACCAATGCGGATGGCTCGACGGACACCTACGGCGGCGGTTCGGCCCAGAAGTCGGCTGCTGCCTCGGTCGCCACGACCGGTACCACCGGCTCGATTGTTGCCACTGTCACTGCTGTCCGCGGTGCGGTTGCCTACGCATGGTACTGGGGTGCTTCGGCCGCCGCTGCCACGCTGGGTGCGATCACCACGGTGAACAAGGCCACGCTGACCACCGATGCCGGCACCGGTACGCAGGACTACGCCTCGCTGCCCTCGGCCGACAACTCGACCAACAACCTCGTCTTCGACGGCCTCCTCACCCAGGCGATGCGTTCGGGCAGCAATGCCTACTACAAGTCGCTCGACGGTGTGGCTCTGACCGCTGACGGCGCGGGTGGTATCGTCGAAGTCGACGCTGCCCTCAAGGCGTTCTGGGACAACTACAAGCTGTCGCCGGACACCATGTGGGTGAGCTCCGACCTCGCGCTGTCCATCTCGCAGAAGATCCTGCAGGGCAACGCGAACGGCGCCTACCGTATCGTCATCAGCCCCGAGCAGGGCGCGATGATGGGCGGCGTCATGGTTGCGACCTACCTGAACCGGTTCTCGATGTCGGGCGCCAACATTCTGAAGGTTCGCATCCATCCGAACATGCCGGCGGGCATGATCTTCTTCGACTCGTCGCGCATCCCTTACCCGGTCTCGGGTGTGGGCAATGTCCGCCAGGTTCGCACTCGTCAGGAATACTACCAGATCGAGTGGCCGCTGCGGACCCGCAAGTACGAATATGGCGTCTACGCGGATGAAGTGCTCCAGCACTACTTCCCGCCCGCCATGGGCGTGATCTGCAACATCGGCTAAAGCCGGGTCGCAAGGGTGGGTGGGAGTCTCGCGCAGGGCTCTCACCCATTCCTTCTAGTATCTCTTGCGCGAGGGACAATGCAATGACCAAGATCCGAATGAAGGCCCCCAAGGGGACCACTTCCGCCAACATCGAAGGCCACGCTTATGAGGTCGAGGACGGCCTTATCACCGTGGTGAATGAAGCCCACGTTCCGACGCTTACCCGTCACGGCTTCACCGAGCACTTCGATCCCGTCGAAGAAGAGGACATCGACGTGGACGCCATGGACAAGGAAGAACTGATCCAGTTCATCGAAGAACGTGGCGGTGACACCGACGGCATGACCAAGAAGCAGCTTCGCGCTGAAGCTCGCCGTCTGATCGAGGAATAAGGGCAATGACTGAGAGGCTGACTACTCTTCAGGCGGTCAAGGACTGGCTTGGGATTACGACGGATGCGAGCGATGCTCAGCTTATCCGCGTGATTGAGGCAGCCTCTCAGTTCGCCTTGAACTACATGAACCGCGACAGTCTCGCGGCCCAGGACTACACCCAGAACTTTTACGGTAATGGGAAGACGTCCGAGCTGCTGCGCAACTGGCCGGTTATCTCCGTGTCCTCTGTGGGCATCAACGGCAAGATTATCCCCGCTTCCACCTTTGGGACAGGGGGCAAGCCGACCGACGGCTACACACTCAACGATCCTCGTTCTGCTCCCCAGGCTGTCGAGCTTCACGGCTACCAGTTCGAGTTTCGCACCTCTTGCCAGGTTATCTATCGCGCGGGCTTCGAGACGTCTCAGGCTTCGCTTATCCCCGCAGCGGCGGGTAACCCCCTTCCGACCGTGGTAACGCTTACTCCCGTCGCCGGCGGTCAGTGGACCGCTGACCTTGGGGTGACGATTGACGGCAATGCTGCCACGCTGGTGACGGGCGATCCCGCGACCGGTGAGTATGCGGTGGATGAATGGGGCGTCTATTCCTTTGCCGCCGCTGACGCCAGCAAGACCGCAATCATGTCTTACTCCTATGCTCCCTGGGACGTTTCCCAAGGCGTGACCGAACTCATCGGTGAGTGGTATCGCCGCAAGGAGCGCATCGGTCAGCTGTCGAAGACTCTTGGTGGTCAGGAAACCATCTCCTACAGCCGTCAGGACATGAACGACTCCATCCGTGGAATGCTGCAGCCCTACAGGAACGTGATCCCCGTATGAGCGACGACTTCCTCTCCGTTGAGCTCTTTGGCCACAGGAAGCTCCTTCAAGACATCGAGGCTATCCCCGATGACATAAGGATGATCCTGCGGGACAAGTTCGAGGAGTGGATCTATCGGCTTCGTGACCTGGTCGAGAACAACATTGCCGACCGTCTGAACCGCGTATCGGGAAGGCTCGAAGACTCCGTTGAGGTGGAGATCCTCGAAGAAGGCTTGAAGATCAATGGTAGCGTCTACATTGCCGGCGTTCCTTATGCTCGCATCCAAGAAAAAGGTGGCGTTACTCCTGCCCATATGATTTTCCCGAAGAATGGTAAGGTCCTGGCCTTCATGGCAGCAACGGGCGACAAGGTATTTGCCACTAAGGTATTCCACCCGGGCGGCACCATCGCCCCCAAGAACTTCATGCGGGATGCTTACCGGGAAATCAGCCCCAAGATTACCGATGGCCTCTACTACTACCTTGTCCGCAAACTGAAGACTCGACTGAAGGGCTAAGTCAATGGATGAAGAAACGATCCTCGCCGCGCTGTTCGCCATTGTGGGCGAAGTGCGGTGGACCAGCCCGGGTGATGCCACTCCCGATACGCGCCGGTTTGTCACCATGAGCCGCCGCGTGAAGTTGTTCTCAGACGTGAGCGCTGAGGAGCAGCCAGCATGCTTCCAGGCTGAGCATGGCACGACTGAAGGGCAGGTGACGAACTTGCCCTACAAAACGATCCTCGAAGCAAACTGGATCATCTACCAGTCTGTGGGTCGTGACGACAAAGCGGTGCCCGCTCGTGAGAACAATGCCATCATCCGGGGTATTCGCCAGGCCATTCGTCCGAAGCCGGCGGACCCAGGGTTTCACGACCGACGCAACACACTGGGCGGACTGGTATACCACTGCTTCATCAGTGGCCGGATCTTCAAAGATCCCGGCGATATTGATGGCCAGGGCATGCTGGTCGTTCCCATTAAACTTTTGGTCCCATAATATACAAGGTTTCACGACACCCAACCTTTATGGCTGTGAAAGCGGGATAGTCCCGTCGGGTAAGGTAAGGAGCTTGAACAATGAGTCAGTATATGTTCGGCACCGGGCAGCTCTTTGCAACGCCCGTTGGCGGCGGTGCCCCGCTTCGCTTCGGTGCTCTGCAAGACGTGTCGGTCGATTTCTCGGGCGACATCAAGCAGCTGTTCGGTCAGTACCAGTTCGCGCTGGACACGGCCCGCGGCAAGACCAAGATCGAATGGAAGGCGTCGACTGGCAACATCGACGTGACCGCCTTCAATACGATCTTCTTCGGCCAGACCGTCGCTTCGAACGACGAGCTGAAGCAGGCCATCAATGAAACGGGCACCGTTCCCGCCATGTCCACCTATACGGTGACTGTGGCCAACGCTGCCAACTTCTACATGGATCTGGGGGTCTACAATGCCTCGACGGGTGCTGGTCTCAAGCAGGTGTCCGGTACCCCGGGTGCCGGCGAATACTCGGTTGCTGCGGGTGTCTACACCTTCAACGTGGCCCAGGCCAGCGTTGCCATGCTGTTCAACTACCTGTATGAGTCGCCGACGACCGGCGGGTCCATGGACATCAACAACCAGCTCATGGGTTCGACCCCGAAGTTCCAGCTGGTCCTGTCGCAGGTCTATGACAGCAAGACCTTCACCATGCTGCTTTACAGCAACGTGGCGGACAAGCTGTCGCTGCCCCTCAAGCAGGACGACTACCTGGTTGCGGAACTGTCGGGTCAGGCGATGGCCGACTCGGCCAACCGCATCGGTCGGATTACCACGACCTCGATCACCGGCGGCGGCGCGTAAGGCGCTCTGACGGTACCTGTGGGCGGCATGATAGGTCCTCTCCCGATTGTGTCGCCCACAGGAGTCTTTTGAAATGCCAAAAGGAGGGACAACCAATGGCAAAGATTACGATAGGCGGGAATGAGTACGTCATCCCGGAAATGAACTTCATTGCAGTTGAAAGGGCTTGGCCCTATGTCGAGATGGCAATGGAAACGATCCACCCGATGCACGGAACCTCCGCTGCTCTCTCGGTTATCGCCGCTGCAATGATGGAAGGACCGGACTTCGATCCGGCCTCTTTTGGTATCGAGGTCAACGAACAGGACGCCGAAACGGGCCGGCCTCGTCCCCGCAGCGAAGACGCCATCTTTCAGGACCTGACGAAGACGCTCAAGCGTCGACTCAAGGCCCGCGAAGTCGGTACTGTCAAGCTTTGCCTTTTCGACATTCTCGAAGAAGCCGGCTTCGAAATGAAGGATCCCGCGTCGGGGGAAGCTCTCGCAGCACTGGGGATGGAGATGATGAGCCCTTCACCGGTGACTGCAGCCAATACATCGCCGAGCTCGTCGCAGCCGGATGCGAAGGAGGAAGCTGGGACGGAGTGAGAAAGAATTGGTCCATGAGGAAATACCGGGCAATGGTTGCCTGGTGGTCTGAAAATGGTCCACCTGTCTACGTCTCCGTCGCCAGCTATTTGGGTTTGGTTAAACCGAGGAAGTCCAAGTCCAAGGGAACGGGTGACTTGAACGAACTCTTGAAGCTAGCTGGTCCAGGTGGGATGATTAACTGATGGCCGACGAAAACAATCTCGAGATTAACATTGGCATCAACCCGACTCAGGCTGAGGCGGGTGCAAGGAAGACGGTCTCGGCCGTCGGCTCTGTGGTCAATGAGTCGAAGCAACTCGACGCCGCGTTTCGCAGGTTGAAGTCGGCCATCGACCCCACGTTTGCGGCAACTGAGAAATACAATCAAGCCCTGGCCGAGTATGACGCTCTGCTCAAGAAGGGAGCTGTGGATCAGGCTTCCTACGCTAAGGGTGTCGAGCTAGTCAAGAAGGCTTATGACGCTCAGATTGCCTCAATCCAAAAGAACAGCTCTGTGGCCAAGCAGGCCGAGCTGGAAAAGAAGCAGGCGATCCTCGAGGAAGTCAAGGCCCGTGAAGCTTCGGCCAATCAGCAGCGTCAGATTGCCGCAGCCTGGCTGGCACAGGAGAAGCGGAACACCGCCGCACTCCGCCAAGAGCTCGAGCAGCGTAAGACTGCCGAGAAGGCCTATGTCCTCGAGGCGGTCAATGCCGCCAAGGCTGCTGCGGCTGCTCGTGTAGCAGCGATGCGCAATGAGGGAACGACGGTAACCAAGACCGCCGAGACCTCAATGATCCGCGATGCCGCAGCAGCAGCCAAGCAGGCTGCGCGTGAGCGTTTCACTGCTGAGCATCAAGCGGACCAGGAAATCGTCGCGAGTTATCGCCAGACGTATGCAACCGCAAAGCAGCTTGTCGAGGAGGCCGCCGCTGCGGCGATTGCGGCAGCTCAACAGCGTAAGGCTGCCGAAACCGCGATCCTCGAAGCTCAGGATGCTGTGGAAAAGGCAGCTCGTCGCGAGGAAATGCAAGCGGCTCGTGAGGCTACCGCTGTAGCAACGGCCTCCGCGAAGGAACGAGCTGCTGCCGAGAAGCAGGTTCAGGCTGCGAAGAAGGAGTCGGCTCGGGCCGCGGAAGAGGCTGCTCGCGCAGCACGTCAAGAAGCTCAGTCGCTGAATGAGATCCGCGCTCAGATCAATCCGACGTTTGCGGCACAGCAGCGATACAATGAGACGATGCAACGAGCTACCTCGCTGCTCATGGCAAACAAGCTTCAGACCGGCGAGTGGCTTCAGATCCAGAAGCAGGCGAAGGCTCAGATGGACGTCAACGTCCGTTCGATGGGCCAGATGAATGCTATGAATGTCCAGATCGGTTACCAGATGCAGGACGTGGTTGCGTCCTATGCGTCGGGTATTTCCCCCCTGGTTATTCTCGCTCAGCAGGGCGGCCAGACTGCCGCGGCGTTGTCGACCATGGGCGGAACCGCTGGTCGTGTTGCTGCGTTCTTCGCCGGCCCCTGGGGCGCTGCGATCCTCGGCGCCGTCATGGTCCTCGGCTTCCTGTGGGATGCCAACAAGAAAGCTGAGGATGCCACAGTCGATCTGAAGGATGCCGAGTCGGTCCGTAAGGCAAAGCTCGAAGACCTGACGAAGGCTATCCGCGAATACACCAAGGCTCAGAAGGCCGCGAATGATGAGACGCTTCAAGGCGCCCTCAATCAGCAGTTTGCCACTAAGGTCGCTCAGGATGCGATTATCGCCAAGTATAAGGCGGCCGAAGCTAAAGTAGCTGACCTGGGGAGGCAGGTCCAAGAGCTCAATTCAGTGCCGTTAGGCATGAGGGATGAGGGTTGGGCAGCCTCGCTAGCGGTAGTTAACGGCCAGCTGTGGTGGGCTCGTCGTCAGGCAAACGGCCTGAAGAAGGACTACAATGATGCGGTTGCGGCTAACACGGAAGCCGCGATGCAGTTCACCCAGACGCTGGCGGGACAATCCGAGCTTGAAACCCGTCAGCAGATGGAGCGTCAAGCCGCTCACGAGGGTTTCCGTCGTGACTACGCTGCCGCGGCGGGTGACACCATTCGACAGTCCAAGATCCAGGAAAACTACCGCCTGCGGCTTGTCGAAATTGATACCCGCTACAATAAGCTGAAGGAAGATGAAGCCAAGCTCCGTCGCGAGAATGCCTCGGCCGCCCGCGAAGAGCAGAAAGCAACCTATCAGTCTCGTGAAGATGCAATCGGCCGACTCGGTCGTGACCTTCAGGGTAAGGGCTATAACGTCGGCGAGAACTTCCAGTTCGGTCGCGTGGGCAATCACCCGGGGATGGGTCGTCAGGCCCACGGCAAATATGCCATCGATGTCAATATCCCGGGAGCGGGGGTCGAGGCTAACAACCCCGTCTACAAGAAGCAGATGGAAGCGGAAGTCCGGGCTGCGCAGGCGGCCGGCTATCGCGTCCTGTGGAATGGTAAGGTCTATGAGCCGGGCGTCAACGGGATGGTCTATGACATTCCCAAGGGTAAGCACCAGCACAAGGACCATGCCCACATCGAGGCTCCCAAGTCGATTGTTGGTCAAGCCGCCGGGTCTCAGGTTGCACAGCAGCAGATCCAGCTTGCTGAGCAGCTTCGCCGAGAGGCCTTCGAGTCCGAGATTGCCGAGGTTGAATATCGCAAGGAGCTTGCGTCTGAGGATCTCGATACCGTCCTGCAGTGGCAGGAGAAAAAGATCGAGCTGATCCGTAACTACCATGGACTCGAGAGCAAGGAATACATGGATGCTTTGCGGGAACGCGAGCGTATCCAGAACCAGCGGAACAAGCAGGAGCTCCAGAACCTAGCTAACCAAATCCGTATGCGCACTCAGATGAAGGCGGAGGCGGTTCGAGCTGAGCAAGAGGCTGAGTCCTCGAAGCTCGAGAATAAGGGAGATAACGTCGACTTCCTTGAGCAGAACGGGCTAATCAACGCCCAGCAGGCACTCGCTATGAAGGCTCAGATCCTTCAGGAAGAGTATGCTATGCAGCAGGCTCATGAAGCAAGAATGTACCAGCTTAAGGTCGAGGGACTCCGCGCGGAGCTTATGCTCCCGGGAACTTCGAAGCAGCGGCAGCTCGAGATTAACAACCAGCTTGAGCAGGCTCAGGCCGAACACCTAAACCGAATGACTCAGATGCAGACGGGTTATGCTCGTCAAGTTGCTAACATCAATCGACAGGCTGCTCAGCAGACCCTGCAACAATGGTCGTCGATCACCCAGACCTTCACGTCGGGACTGTCCTCAACTTTCCAGGGCCTGTGGACAGGATCACAGACGCTTCAGCATGGGCTTATCAATCTCGCCGACCAGATGGTCTACAAGGTTGTCGATGGGGCAATCCAGGCCGCGGGTCAGCAAGTGATGATCTGGCTTGGAATGAAAACCGCCAAGCAGGCGATGAACGCCGGGGAGCTGGCTACGGAGACCGCGCACCAGGCTGCCAAGACGGCAGTTGTTGCGGGGGGCGAAACTGCTCGAACTGGAATTGTCGCGGGAGCCGAGGCCGTAAAGCAGGGGGTTACCACCGCGACCACCACGGCTGCTGTGGCGGCAGAAGGTATCAAGACGGGAGCTGCTGTCACGGGAGCTGCCACGCAGACTGCCGCTGCTGCAACCGCGGGTACTGCTGAAATCGGTACCAACGCCGCTGTTGCCGCTGCTGGCGCATACAAGTCGACTGTGGTTATCCCGTTCATCGGTCCCGTTGCTGCTCCCGCGGCTGCCGCTCTCGCGTTGGCCGCTGTGCTTGGGTTCGGCGCGCTTATTTCTGCTAAGGGCGGTATGGATGAGGTGCCGGGCGATCAGCTGGCGATGGTCCACAAGAAGGAAATGATCCTTCCGGCCTGGATCGCTGAGCCTATGCGTCAGCAGCTGAAGGCGGGATCCTCCGGCGCGATGTTTGGCGCTGCCTCCATGGCTGGTGCTGTGGCTCGCAGCGAAGTGAACAACGGGGGCGACAGCATCAACTTCAACTATCAGCCGACTCACAACAACCAGGACACCAATCTTGAGTCTCTGCTGCGTCGGGACGGCATGGCCCTTCGCAAGTGGATCAAGAACGAGGCCCGTAACGGCAACCTTAAGATGGGTAGCAAGCGATGACACTCCGGATTATTGATGGCTTCGATTATCTACCCTCCACGGGTATCAGCGCTGTCATGCAGGCACAGGGCTGGTTCGGCAATACGAACACGGTGGTTCGAGACTCCTCAACCGCCTTCGGCTATGGCTACGCCATGGGTCTAAGCAGCAACAGTAACAATGACTACCTCAAGCGGTATATGCGGCAGCGCTACACCGGTGAATGCGTCATCGGGATGAGGATGAAGATCCCCTCTGTGGGACCCGGCTACTCCCTATCCGCCATCGACTCTATGACCCGTGATGAG